TCCGGGCCACCATGACCGCCGAAGAACTGATCGGCTGGAGCGCCTACTTCCAGATCCTCAACGAGGACCAACAAAAAGAGCTGGAAAAGGCCAAACGCCGCCGCTAACCCCGGCGGCTTTTTCATCTGTAGACTGGCTATACGCTCCGACGGACGTACGTGGCCGAGTACGACGCCAAAATTGTAGTAAGCGCCGATACTCGTCGGGCCGACACAAGCCTCGACAAACTTCAGGCCAAACTCGACCAGCTTGCAAAGACAGCCAGCGGCGTTGGAACTGGCTCGATCCAGGGCGGTATCCGTGCAGCTACCCAAGGCATCCAGAATTTCGGCCAGGAAGCAAAAAATGTCCTGTCCAGAGGCCTATTTACTGGCGCAATCTTAGGCGTCGGACAACTCAGCGCCTCAATATCTACAGCCACAGCAAATTTAGGACCCTTAACAGGAGCTGTTAAAGCTGCCGGTTCAGCGTTTAATAGCTCGCTGGGCGGTGTTCCGGCTATTGTCGGCGACATCCTTTCTCAAATCGGCCACATCCCCAACGCAATGGGACTGGCCACTGTCGCTGCAATGGCTTTCGCGCCGCAGCTACTCAAGGCCAGCTCTGCAGCCGTGGGCCTCGGAAGTGCAATCGACAAAGCGATTGGCGCACAAACAGTAACAAATATCGCTGGCATCGTAACCGGGTTAAACAAAGTTGAAGAGACGATCAAACGCACCGCAGCTCCCATGGAGTTGTTGCGTGCCGAACTGTCCCAAGCAAAACAAGAACTCGACAAATATGTATCTTTCACGCAGGAATCCGTTGTAGCAGCGAATCAGCTGTTAGCCGTCGAAAAAATGCTGACGGCAGAAAAAAGAGCGCAAAATGCTTTGCTTGGAGCGGTCGATCCTAACGCCGCCCGCCGCCTACAACTGCAGCAACGAATCGCCCGGATCCGCCGCGGCGAAGAAGGTGGTTCGGCCGCTTTCCGCGAATCCATCGCCCGCCAAGCGCAAATACGCGAAGCCGGTTCCCGCTCCCTCTACATGCGGGCCGAAGGTCGCGTCGCCCTTAGCGAGCAATCCACCGCAGCTGCCGAAACCGCCCGTCAAATCGAAAAACTAAACGACCGGCAACGCGACTTCATCGCTCGCACAGACGAAGCAGCCCAGGCCGCCAACCGTCAAACCGCAGCGTTCCTGCGTCAACAGCGCATAGCCAAACAGGTCGCCGCCCTCAACCTCGCGGCACCCGCAGCCCAACTGATGCTGCCGGCCGCAGCCCCTGGCTCCCCCGCTATGTCAGGTGGCGCCCGCCGCCGCATAACTGGCCCCATCGAACGCCTCGGAGGTGCCCGCACCCTCGACGAAGCCCAGGCCACGTTGCGCCTTGCTCAGGCCAACACCCAACTGGCGCAAAGCACAAAGAAAGTAGACGCCGAATTCAACCGTTTCCTCCCAGACACCAACCTCCTCAACGCAACCGCCCGAGGCATCCAACGCATCCAAACAAACCAAGAGGCCTTCAACGAATCAATCGCTCGCGGCATCCGTTTCCAAGAAAAGCTAAACCGCGAGCAAGAGCGCCAGCGCCGTCTAGGCATCGGTGTACCCTCAACCACTATGCCCGGTACGACTGGGCGTACTGCCGGACCATTCCCGGTAGAAGGGCCCATTCCTCTATCTCAATTCGGCAGACGCCCCCAAGCCGCCGCCCCAGGTAGACGAGGTACCAATCGCCTCGGCGGTGTCGTCAACAATGCCATAATCGGCGGTGCCTTCCCGCTGCTATTCGGCCAAGGCGGTGGAGCCGCAACCGGCGGCGCCCTCGGCGGCGCTATCGGCGGCCTTTTTGGCGGCACCGGCGGTTTCGCTGGTTCCTTACTTGGCACGCTGATCGGCAGTATTGCTTCTGAGGGCGGAAGAATCAAAGAACTCGCCGCCGACATCGGCTTCAGCGCAGATCAAACAACGCGGCTCCAGCAAGCCTTCAAACTCGCAGGTCAAGACGCCGACAAATTCACCGAAGCTGTCCAAAACATCCGCGGCGTAGGTCTCGCCATCGAAGACCAAGCCAAGGCCATCGACCTCGTCAGCGTCCTCACCGAAAAGTATGGCGGCAATATCACCAAGGTCACAAACGCTCTAACTGGAGCACTGGAAAGCGGAAAAGTAACGCAGGCCACCCTCAACCAACTCAGCAGCCAAGGCATCGACGTCCAAGGTGCTCTAGCTGAAAAGTACAACACAAACCGCGACGCCATCTTGAAGATGGCAAAAGACGGAAAAATTTCTGTCCAAGATTTGATAGATGTTCTAGTAGATATGGGTAATAAAGGAACAAATAGCGTACAAAAAACAGCTAGTAGTTTTGATAACTTAAAGAGTGCGGTAGGTAATTTAGGTAAAGCATTTGTTTCTTTAGGTAGCGCTATTGTAAATGCTTTGCAGCCAGTTCTAGATTGGCTAGGAAATAGAATAGCGGACTTAGTAAACATTGCAGCCGATGCTATAGGCGAAGTGGGTCGTTTAGTAGAAACAGTGGCTCGTGGCCCGCAAGCCGCAGCCCGTGCTCAACTGAAAAGAGGAGAATTACCTTTTGGACCACAAGGTGTAGGTGATGTTATTGGACAAACACGTTTACAGAAATTAATAAAACAAGCAGGCCCGGGTAACTTTGGTTTAGGTGTAAACCAGAAAAAGCTAGTTAATTTACTGTTAGAGCAACCAGAATTTGCGGATCTTAAGCCAGCCCCTCGTCCACGTTTGAAAACATTTACGGCGCCGACGCAAGCAATGCCCACAGGCGATGGTGGTAGGGCAAAAGGCAAAAGTGACGCCGACAAACTAGCCGAAGAACTCCAGCGTTCCTTGGAAGAAGGTCGGAAACTGTCTGTTGAATTTTCTCGGCAAATAATGCTTAATAGTGGGTTATCTGATGTCGAAAAGAAACGGCTGCAAATTGTTTTTGACTATCAAGACTACCAAAAGCAAATTTCTAATCTAAAAAATGCGGAGCAGCGCAAAAGCCTGGAGCTGCTCAACATAGACTTTAAGCGACAAAAAAATCGTGAGCTAGATCTTGAAATAACAAAAGAGAGCTTAAAAGCATTTGAAAAACTAGCAGGACTCGACTTTAGTAACACAGAAAACTTGGGAATTCGTGCATTTAACCGCGGCGCAGGTGGTGGAAATTTCAGAACGGACATTTCATTCGATCCACTAAACAAAACGATGCAAAAACAAGATGAAATGCGCGCAAAACTTAAAGAGCTGACCGACCCAATCAACGCTGCAACAACAGGAGCGCAAGCAATCAGCGGTGCATTCGGTAGCGCGTTCCAAAGCATTATCAGCGGCGCGCAATCCACAGAAGAGGCGCTTGCGGGTGTGTTCAAAAATATCGGTGAGTCGTTCATCAACATGGCAACCGAAATACTGGCGCAAATGATGATGATGTTCATCTTTAAGCAACTGCTTGGCCTGTTCGGCGGCGGTGGTGGCGGTGGGTTGTTCAGCGGCGCTGGACCAGTGTCGGGCGCTTCAGTGTTTGGCAGCGGTCAGGCAGGCTTTAACCCGTCAGCTTTTGGCGGGATGAAGCTGTTTGCTGACGGCGGCTTCGTTACAGGTCCTACCAGCGCCATGGTTGGCGAAGGCGGCGAATCTGAATACATCATCCCCGCCAGCAAGATGCGCTCCGCCATGAGCCGGTATGCTGCTGGCGCTCGCGGCTCCGCGGTAATCCCTGCTGGCGACGACACCAGCAGCGGCGGCGGCACCGCCACAATGGCACCAGCCGCCATCGACGTGCGCTACACCGTGGAACGCATCAACTCCGTTGACTACGTCACCGCCGACCAGTTCCGTGCTGGCATGGCACAAGCCGCACAGCAAGGCGCTACGCAAGGCGAACAACGCACCCTTCGCCGTCTGCAGCAGTCCCGCGCCACCCGTAGCCGCCTCGGCATGAACTGATGGACACCAGCTTCAAGACCGAAATAGCACTGGGTCACATGCTGACCGCCAAGCCCCGCACGGACGGCGCCTCCCCGCTTTACTTCCAGAACTTCTGGATCAACGAAAACGTCGCTTACAACGGCAACACCCACGGCTTCCTGCCCTTCGGCTTCTCTGGCGTAACGGTCAACCGCAGCGGCGACAACCAGTCCACGCAACTTGCCCTGCCCAATAACTCGCTCAGTCGTAGCTGGGCCTCCACGCTGGTCGATGGCAGTTGGGTGGTACTGGTGGACATGCTGATGCTCAATCCCGACAACAAGGCCGACTACCGCGTGCTTAGCTCCTACGCAGGTCAAGTAGCCGGAGCCATCTGGAGCGACGCCGAGCTCCGCCTGGAGATTTCCTCTGTCATCGACGCAGTTGGCGGGGATGTGCCCAGACGCCGCATCACTGAAGACGTGTTTGGTCCCTTGCCCACCACTGCTCAAGTCCGCCTGAGCTGATGTACGACCTGATCGGTCGCCCCTACCGCCTCGGCGCAGACGGCACCGACCCCGATGGTGCCATCGACTGCATCCATCTTGTCTACACAGTCCTCGACCGCCTCGGTATCACCACTCCCGCCTTCGACCCGTCTTGGTACGACGCGCCGCCTCGTCAAATCCTCAAGGCTATCCACGGCTGGGGACGCCGCGTGCTAGATCCTTTGTATGATGGAGACGTGGTTCTCCTACCACACAAGAATTACGCTTTCGGGACAGTTTGGCAGGACGGCATCCTCTACATAACAGCCAGTCTGCAAGCGGCCACCTGGCACCCGCTTACGGCGTTTCCTGCACTCCGCTGTTACCGCAGCAACTGCTCCCTTACGAGCGCCAGTTAATTCAAGAACTGGGTTGCACCGAACAAGAATATCTTGAGTTCAAGCAACGCATCGACTGGCTCAGCCGCGAACGTCCGGCGGAATATGCACATATCCCAGACATTGAGAACACAGGCGCGGAAATAATTGCCATTATCTCACTGGTCCTCGGTGTCGTTTCCCAGGGCCTCTCGCTGCTGCTGGCACCCAGGCCCCCTGCGCAACAACGCCAAGGCGGCAACCGCACGCTTGACAGCATTGCAGGCCGCGACCGATTCGCCCCGACATACGGCTTCCAAGCCAACCAAGAACTAAGCCGCTACGGCGAAACGATTCCGATTGTCTTCACTAAACAGCAACGCGTCCAGCTAAACATCAACGGCCGCACTGATTTTTACTACGTCGGCGGCATCATGATCAGCCCCAAGCTGGTCTGGAGTCGCATGTTTAGTTGGGGCGGCTACCAAAGCCTCAGCATGGTCTTCCTGGCAGGGCAATCGCCCATGCCCCGAGGCCCATACAGCACCCCCGCCGAAATCGCTGCAGACCGCGCTGGCGTTTACATCGGCCAATTACCTCTCGACTCTTTCCCTGACGGCGACTACCGCTGGTACTACTACCAAGGCGGCACACCAATCACTGGTACGACCACCTACGAGGCCCTGCCCGGCAGCGTTCGCACCACACCAGACAGTCGCCTACGCGGCCACAACAACCGCTACGGCAATTTTGGCACGCCAATCGGCCCCGACGAGAACGCCTTCAACGCCCAAACCTTTGCGGGCCTGACCGCCGACGCCTTTTGCCACTCGTTCTCCCCATCGTCCCGCACCCAGTTCGGCGCCTACAACGGTCTCCCAAACGGCACGCCATACCGCCTGAACTGGGACGTTGTTTCCTACTTGTCCGGCGCTTCCGAGCAAACAGCAGGCTCCTACACGGCCAAACGCTTCCAGATTGCGGGCAATCCCAAAATGGCCGGAACGGGCCGCAACTACGCCCGCCAGTTCGGCATCGTCTCAGCCAACGTCAACGGCACAGAATATACATCGCCGCAACAAAGCAACGGCCTGCGCGTCCAAATGGTTGTCGGTGGCACTGTCACCGTCATCTACAACGCAGGCAAACTGCAAGACACGCTCTATTACGACACCAGAAATCCAAACATTGTTGCAAATAGGCAGCGCGGTTTGGAATACACCTACGCAAACCCCGATCTAGAAGCCGTCGACAACAAGCAAATCATCTCCGCCATCCAAACCGAACACGAACAGCAAGATGAGCTGCTCAAGATAGGCACCAAATGGATGATCGGCAACTGCATGTTCGAGGTGAGTTCTCGAACACCAGCCGACAATGTTTACGATAAAACTGATTCTTCCCCCTACACCGTAATCCTCAAGTGCATCGCTGTTTATGGCGACGGCGGCCCGGGCTATGTCGGTGTATGCCACCGCCCGTTTATCACCTCAGACACCAATCTCCCCGAAGGCGCTGACGGCCCGCTGTTTGACATCGGCCAAGCCTGGTTCCCGATCTGCAAAGCTGAGATTGCCACATTCCAAAACTCTCGCGCTTGTGAAGTAACCGAAATCGGCATCAAAAGCAATGTCTGGACCCGCTTCAACGGCATCACCAATTTCAACTCAGTCCCGTCCGTCGAAAAGCTGCACAAATACGACGTTGAAAATACCAGTCTTTCCACTGGAACAAACCAGTCCTACGCCCGCCGCGCCTCCTTCTTCCATCTCTACGTCAGACCTGCCAACAACGACTACAGCTCCGAAGAGGGTTGGGCCAAGTTAAATCCGTTCCCCTTCTGCGTTGTTGGATCTGCGCCACAGGATCAATACAACTTCATCCGTATTGCGCAGCCTTTTGATCAGTTTGAATACCGCATCCGCCCCATCACTTCTGGCGAGATTAACCAGATTATTGGTCGCGGCTTGTGCATCCGCCTGAACAGCGACGGCATCACAGCGACCAACCCGTTCTACGACGCCTCGGGCATCGTCACGCAATACGGCACATTTACCATCCGCGTCCGGGGCTTCCTCGACGACATCGCTGCACTGGCACTTCACTCGGAAATGGTGAGCGACCCCGTCTTTTCGGGCAGCCAAGTTACAACCGCCCCCGTCTCAAGTGTGCGTTTTGTGCGTGCTTTTTCCTACCGCGACAACACCGACGCCAACCTCCGCCGCATCAGCAATGGCATCGCAAAAGCCATTGGCAAAGACCCTGACAACATTGGCGAGGCTCCGTTCCCCGATGTCCCTTACTTCCCTTTGCCCGTTGGCGCTGAATACCAGTTCACCGAAGCAGACAAAAATAGCTTTCAGTTCAGTGGCGGTGGCCGCACCGTCCGACTCAACATGCGGCTGCGCGTCGAAAACCTTGGTCCCAACGAACCTGGCGCAGCTCGCACAATCTTCTGGACCTTGGTAAACGGCCAATCCATCCCAGCCAATTTCACTGGTAATTGGACAGGCGGCGAAATCTTTGTAATCACTAAGCCAATTCTTGACGACACCCTGGTCGATTACATTTTTGAGGTCAATACACCTGCCACCACTCGCACCTACACCACGGTCTCCGGGCCGCGCATTTTTGAGGTAAATAGTGCGATTGCCGAAGTTTCGCACTACAGCAACCTCATCACCCGTAGTTGCGACAATGGCCCTGAGCACGAGCTGGTCTACGTCAACGAAAACCTCGCCAACGACCCCATCCGTAACGGCGTCGCCTCGTACACGGGCTGCGCTATGGCAGGCATCAGCGTCCGCAGCGGCATCAGCCTTAGCAGCTTCGAGCAACTGCACATCTACCAAAAGAAAGGCATCCAAGTCACCAACATCCGCCGCGACAGCAGCGGCAACACAGTTCTTACCACAGACTCCTCCAATATTTTCACCGACCTTGCCTACTACCTCCTCACCAACCCCCACACTGGGGCAGGCGAGCTGGTCAGCAGCGATCTCGTTGCCCTGGATCAGTTTGCTCGCACTGGCTCCTTCCTCGAAGCCAACGGCCTGTACTACGACGACGTGATCGTCGAACCGCAAAACCTGCGCGAATTCCTGGCGCGAATCAGCACTTCGCTGCTTTGCAACCTTGTCATGCGCGGCGGTAAGTTTTCGATCGAACCTGCCCTCCCCATCGACACCACACGCAACTACACGATGTTCGATGTCAAGGTGCCCATTTCGGGCATCTTCACCGAAGGCAACATCATCGAGGACTCTTTCCAACTGGAGTACGTCCAAGCCCAAGAGCGCCTGCCCATTCGTGCCATGGTGCGCTACCGCACCGAACTGCCCAACCGCTTCCCGCAAGAGCAAACAGCGGTCGTGTACTACACAGACCAGCCCAATGGCCCACTGGAGGAGTTCAACTTCACCCACATCACCAGCCGCTACCACGCCGAACTGTTCGCCAAATATGCCCTGAGCGCTCGCCGTCACCGCACCCATGTGGTCAGCTTCCAGACGCTGCCCTACGGCCTCGGCCTGGCGCCCGGCGACTTCATCCGCGTGGTGACACAAGCCAGCTACGTCCAGCCTGGCGCGTCCGGCATCATCAAAGACAATGGCGCCATCATCACGCCCGCCCAGCTCACCAACGGCCAAAGCGTCGAAGTGTACTACTGGGACCGTAACGACAACGAAGTCAACGAAGACACGCTCACCGTCAGCATCGTTGACGGCCAGCCCAAAGCCAACAAACTGTTCGACTCAATCTTCGCCATCAAAGACACAACAACGCGCTCGCTTGTCTACATGGTCGACTCCATCGACCTTGACGAAGAGGGCCTGGCACGCATCAGCGCCAGCTACTTCCCCATCGACGAAAACGGCTACAGCGTGGTCGCTAATGAACTCAAGCCTTCTTACAATGGATTCACGGTGGTAAGCGACCTGGCACCTGACTGATGACCCTGCCAAACCTCCGACCATCGAGCCGCACTTTCAATCCGGGCGACTACCCGGTCAAGTTGTTTCGCACGCAAAGCGGCGCCGAATCCCGCATCCTCTACGGCAACAAGCGCGTCGGCGGCACGTTGGAACTGACCTATCAGAACATCACCGACGCAGACGCCGACCTCTTTATCTCCAGCTACGACACCACCAAAGGCACCTTCTCCGCCTTCGACCTGCCCGACAACGCCAAAGCCGGCTGGACCGGCAACAGCTCTACTTTTGTACCACAATCAGGGCTGCGTTATCGTTATGCAGAGCCCCCGGATATTGCCAGCGTCAAGCCCGGTC